CGCCATGGTAGCAACACCAACAATCTTGTTAGCAATCGCTTGCTCTTTCTCACCCTTGAAGATTCGGGAAAGGCTGCTCAGATTTAAACTCATGGGAGACTCCTCGTCAGATTTCTTGATACGGAATGGGATGCGGTTTGCCCCCCGTGCTACTAGAGAGACGTACTCAACATCCGCGTCTCGCATCTCTGTTACTTTCATCAAAACTTTATTGCTTGGAGGCATAGCTTTGTCCTCTTTGTTGCAAGGAGTTTAACCTTTGTTAAATCCACCTAACAACTCATTCTATTGACGATAACTGCTCGAACTCTAAACCATCGACTGCAGAGAAGCCATGCCGGTGACCAGCTGCCCCCTCTGTTACTGTGCCTGCGGTGATTTCGTGGTAGTGGCCGTCTACCGTGTTGGTGAACCCACCAAGGAGATTCCCTGACCTGTCGTAGTTGATTACGAACGTGTGCGTGTGGTCTTTATACTCAGTGGTCACGCCTGTGAGAGTGTCTGGGAACTCCAGCTCTACCTCAGACTCGTGCCTGCGAACCAATGCTTCCATTGAGAACCCGTTGAGCTCGCCTGCCATCACCCGTTCCCAAGTTTCATCGTCATCAATATGTACGCCTATTACCCAGCTACCCGCGATGAATACAGGGTCGTCTTCACGTGCTATGAATGACTCCACCACCTCTACGTTTGCAACAACCTTGTTATCGTGCTGCACGTCTACCCGCTGGTTGATTCCCTTCTTTGCAAAAGCCCAAGCTGCCTTACGAATCTCTTCTTCAGTCATAAACTCGTTATGAGCATCTAGACGGTTGGGGGCATACACTTCTCCATAAACCACCTGCAGCATTTTCTCTTCTGCAATTGGTTGCACAACCTCACCCTTCTGAGCGGTGGAGCTGGCTTCGGTGGCTATGAAGAGCCGACCCTCTGTAGCACTAGCCTTTACTGCGCTAGCTTTCAACGTGTCATTTAGGATAGAACGGAACATAGGTTTCCCCTTGCAATCAATTGCAGGAAGTGTGCGTCAATCTTCAGCACTGAGCAATTCGTCTTTGAACAGCTCTCTAAGCCTGCTTTCAGTATAGCCAAGAGCCTCAGACAGAAACTTCTCCGCTGAGCCATCTCTGGGTGGGCACTGTTTCAATAGCAGTGCTGTGGTTAAATCCACTTCACCATCCATATACCTGATGCTTCCTTCGCGCTTAGACAATGTTCACCCCCATCTTTATCTTGTGCCCTGAGAGCAGAACCTTACCGACCGACTGGCCTTTGTATTTGAAGGGCAGGTCAACTAAAGCCTTTAAGGCCTTAGGGTCGGGACTATTGAGAATGGCGGTAAGCGCCAAAAACCTTTCTTCTGTGAAGGCAGACTTAACATCCTGCCTGCCTAGAACCAGTAACAGTTCTTCTTTCAAGGAAAACCATTCTTTTACATTAGGCAGGAACCCCATCTTACCGTAAGCGTAAACTCCTGCTGAGCCACCGGCCTCTACTGTGAATGCTGTTGCCCCTACGAGACTGGACGCTTCAAGCATGTTTGAGTGTAGCTGCTTAAAATACGCACTAACTGCTGCGGGGCTCTTACCGCGAAGCTCCGCGTAGTCTAGGTGGAACTCACGTGTAAAAGGGTCGAAAGCGGCTTGCGAGTCGGCCACTATTGAAGAACTCTTCGGCTTGAAGGTGATAACCCCATTCTTCTTCATCTTGATTGGAATCTTACCAGCCAGATAGCCCTCTAAGACATCCAAAGGCTGAATCCCTGACAAGGCCGCCAGCACTTTGGCAGGCTCTTTGCCCACTGCTGCGTTCCAGTGTTCTACCTGCTTCTCAGTGAACTTAACACCCAAGGCCTTGAAGTCCTCTGCTTTAGCTTTGTACGCGGGGGCTGCCTCGGGCACAACGGGCTTCATCGTTAGCTTGGGTTTGTCCTTCGCCAGCTTGTCCAGCATCGTCCGACACTTAGGGTGGAAAGGTGGGATGTGGAGGTTTCGCCCTACCAGCTCCTCGGTAGTTAAGCCTCTGATTTCTTCCATCGACTTCAAATCCTGCTTCGGCCAAGGCTGCAGTACTCTCAGGTCTTCAGGGTCTTGCGCTTGCAAGATGGTGTGGATAGAGCTTGCCGCATCTTGTACTTCAAAAATCTTACCGTTGATGTGTCGGCAATAAACGCTTGTCCGGCCATCCATCTGTGCGTTCAAACGATACCTCTGGATGCCAAGGAAGTCTGCCTCTGCTGTGAATCCCCAAACGGTCAATCGGGTGGAGTGCAAAGAAGAGACCATCTGCAGAGACTCGTCACCCTCTTGAATGAACGAAACGAAGTCATCTACATATCGAGCCCTGTCTGCCTTCTTTGTCAGGGTGAACCCTTCCTCGGCCTGTGCAATTGATTGCAAAGCCTCCATACGCACACGGTCGCTAGAGTTCAGTGCAATTGATTGCACAAGCATATCGGTCGCATGCCCCATCGTCTTATCAAACCAACCACCCTTGATTACCGGCTTATCGTTAGCATTGGAAGCTCCTAAAACAGCGAAACCCCATAGGGTGTACTTGATGTACTCGCTGTTCTCTTTAGCTACAGAGGACAAGTCTATGCCCTCAACTAAGCCACGGGCGGCAGCAAAGTCCCCCGCAGCCATCAGCTTCTGAAGCTCTGTGTGTATTCCAGTCGCAAGCTCTGCCCACGACTTACGTAGCCGTTGAGACAGGTTCGTCTCCAGCTGGAGGTACGTGGCGGGGTTCATTAGTGTGTACACCCTATGGCGTGAACTAAAAGCTCATCATCTGTCTTAAAAGCCCACGTAGAGATTAGGCGATTGAAGGTCTCTAGGTCACTCCCTGCTAGCTCACCCACAGCCTTGTCAATGTCTCCTAGGTCAGAGTCAGAGAACTCGCTCTTAACAGCTAAGAGGCCTCGGCTTTGGGCGTAGCGCTGAGCTAGGTTGAGAACCTCCGTCTTTAACGCACCGCTCTCCGTGCTTGGTTCTGCTAAGTCTCGCAGTGGGTTAGCTTTAGCATTCTCTGCTCTCAGGCGCTCGGCCTCGCGTGTCCGGTCTGCCGTACCTTGGTCGAACGGAAGGTTAACTCCACCAATCTTAGTAATCTCGTTAACGTAGTCTTCTTCTTTAACAAGGCCTCGCAGCATCTGAATTGATTTAAGCTGGTTGTCAATGTTCTTAAGCGTGATTGGACTGGATTTAAACTTAACAGTCTTCAGGCCAAGCTCTTTAATCAAAGTCTTGTTAACAATGTCATCAAACTCAGAACGCTCGGGGCCAAAGACTTGCGCCTCTGCAACCATGTAGGCGACCACCGCTGTGGCGTAGTTGTAGTCTGCAGCTTTACCAAGGAACAGGGGGGGTAGGCGAAATCCTGTACGAACATGGTCTTCTGCAGCTTTGTCGTAGTTCTGGTACATCGCGTCCTTAGTGCTTTCGGAGCCAAACCGCTCAACTTTAATCTGGACACCCCCACTTGAGTCTAAAGTCCCAGAGGTTGATTGCGCTTCCACAACTACAGCCCGACTACGGTTCTTGGCTTGCCCACTTAAGTACCCTCGAAGCTGGTCACTTGTCGAACCGGCCAGTGTTCCACCTTGCACGAAGATAATTGCAGGGGGCATGCCACCAGCGTCAAAAAACTCTAGGTTGGCTTCTTCAGCCTTTCGGCTACCAAGAACTGAAGGTAGCTGGTTAATCCATCGAGGCACTGAGTAGGAGGTGCCCACGTCAGGATTCACACCAAACGGGATAACCTCTGTTGCGCGAATAGAAGCATCCAGAGTTTCACCAGCTGCCGCCCATTCCCCTGTCTTCTTATTCAGGTGTCGGCTAGCACCAAACTCACTGTAATAAACCATTTCAGTGCCAACGCGCTGCACATACCTGCGCTCACGCTCCATCATCGTGAACTCAACCTCTGCCCCATTACGCGTTACGGTTTTAGTCACTGGCACTGCAGCATCTAGGCGCACCAAGCGCATCTTGGTCGTCTCTAGGTTACGTACAGCTGCAAGCGTGCCATCTACTGTACGAAGGACTTCTAGGTATGAAAACCCGATGGCTTCCATATCTCTACGCAGCTTTCGTCTTACTTGGGTAAACGACCTTCCTGGGTAGGGTTCAGAGAAGAAGTCTAGCGCCACACGGTACTCTGTTTCGTCCATATCGGTTTCGGTATCAATCGACATAAACTCGTGGCCAGTGCCATCAATGTTAACTTCCATTGCTTCGATACACTGGCTGAGAATGTTGTTTTGGTTAGGTAGACGCGCTAGAACTTTGGGGTCGAAAGGCGGCTGCAGCACAACATTTGACGAACTGTCTGAGGAGAAGTAAAGGGACTGGAACTCGTCTTCCATAGACAACGCTGAATCTGACAGGACTAGGTAGGTATCTTCTGCGATAACCTTCTGAACTATCTTCATCTCCTGCGCGACCTTCAGGGTCTTAGGGTTCACTGGGGTCTTTGACATACTTACCTCTTCTACAATTCTGCAATGGCTAATGCTTGCAAGTGTAAGGCACCTAAGACCAAAAAGGGAGCACTAGGCTCCCTTTGTTTTGCAATTGATTGCAGGCTAGAAAGTGACTTTGCTCATCTCACCCATGTTCTTACCTACTTTACAGTCTGCCGTAAAAGTGAGTTGAGGGTTCCAGCCTACGCGCTCGAAAGGCAGGTTCTCCATCAAGTCAACCTCTCGTCTTGCGTAGTACTCAAAGTTGTCCTCTGGGATGTATCGGTAACCAGCGTCATGCACCAAGCCAAAGCACGGGGTTTCTTTGTGCCAGTTTCTTTCCTTCGCTAAGGCCACCGCCCATATCATCATGTCCGACAAGGTGGACTGAATCGGGGAGTTGATTGCCATGCGCTCGGCAGAACTACGGACTTCTCGGTTTGGCGAGTTAATCAAAGGCAGATTACGAACGCGTCCTAGAGGTGAACGTACATGGCCGAAGCGCTTAGCATGAGCTTTGAACTCAGCGTGGTACTCAGGCAAGGCTTGGTACGTGTTGAAGAATCCGTTACGGAAAGCGTCTGCCTCTTGTGAGGATAGCTTCACACCATAGTTCGCGCCTGCATACGCTTGGAAGCCTCCAGCCGACATGCCATAAATAAGCCCGAAGTTTCCGGCCTTTCCCATCTGGCGAATGTGCCCAAACTGGTCAGGGTCTGTCTCTTCCATTGCTAGGATTTCTTCTACTGTGAAACCCATGAACTGACTTGGCGTTATGACATGGAGGTCGAGGCCGTCTCGGTAGGCCTGAATCATCGTAGGCTCATTGGCTACGCAGGCAATCACCCGAAGCTCGCCTTGGGAGTAGTCGTTCTCCATCACCAGCATGCCTTCAGGTGCAACGAAGCACTTGCGCAGCTTCTTAGCCCACTTGGTGTGCTTTGGTATTGTGTTATGCACAACGACCCCGTTTGCTACGAACGAGTGGCTTCCCTCGATGGTCAGGTCGAAGGTTTCACATTCTCCGGCTTCTGTAATGCACTTGATTGCAGACGGCTTGAAGACAGTCCTGTCCCAAGGGTCTCCTTCATCAAGGCTTGTTCCATAGTCATCCCCACTGAGAGTCGATAGTGCAACCGTCCCCGACTGATTCCCGCTTCGGATGCCCACTCGGCTGCGGTCTTGGTTTCGCCCTTGAATGTCAGGAGCTTGGAGTTGGTTCGGTTCCTCGCTTGCTGAGCTGGTGTCGCCCAAACGCAGTTCTCCGGTTCGTAAGGCCCATTCACGTCCTTCCTTTCTATGGACATCCCCGCCTTTGGCTTCTCCCCCATGTCCGCTAGGAAGTTCTTGAACTCCATCCATCTCTCGCAGACTTTGATTCCTCTGCCCCCGTAACGCTCCCAATCTTTGCTGCTCTCGCTGGTGCATCGGTTCTTCATTGCCGTCCAGCTGTAGTAGGTTGGGCTGGTGTACGCTTTCGTTCGGTGCCCTGAGCTCATAGCCTTCATCTCCTCGTTTTAGCTGGTCTGTGCGCGTCCAACCAGCGCTCGTTAGGTAAGGGTGGTTACCCGTACTTACAACCTTTGTGCCGCTCTCAAACTCCACCTCGAATACGGGTTGAACCCCATTACGGTAAACACCTACGAGATTTTGCCACTTGCCCGTGTGCGTAAGCACCTTAAAGGTTTCGCCACTCTCATAGCCTTCTACGATTTCCTTTATGGTGACTTCGCCTCGGTCTGTCAGTACTAGCGTGTCACCTTTAAGGCATTGAAAAGCTGGGTCTTTACAGGATAAACGGCCAGTTACCGTACCACCTTCGCCTGTGTCACGGTTGCCAGCAAACAGGTAGTAGGTTGGGTGGAAGCGGCCATCAGACCTGATGTGCGATTTGAAGCCCGTTACATAAGTGCCCATCGTCTTTGTGGCGCTTGAAAAGTCTTTCAGGATTCCAACGAAGTCTTGAGCCTCTGGCACATCGTCAAACATCAACAAGTGTTCCATCGAGGTTGCTGGCTTATCCCCCTTGGGTGTCATCATCCGTGGGCGCAGGTTCAGCCCCATAGGGGAGAACATGAAGTCGTTCAGCAGGCTAGCCTTTGTCAGGTTGATGCCACCGCGCTTGGACAGGTCTTGGTGCTTCGCTACTATCCGGCCACCCATTATGGTTTGCGCTTTGTTAATGAGGGAATCAATCTCTACGTTGAGCTCTTGCTCCAGCTCTTCATAAGCCTTCATATCAACGCACACCCCGCCTTGCTCTACCGTCTCCATTGCGCGGACTGCAGGGTGCAGAATGTTAACGTAAAAACGGGCTAGGCTCTTGTCTTGCAGGAGCAGCTTCTTCTGAGCATCAGCCACTTGGAGAGTTGCATCCGCGTCACCAGCTGCATAGGGCAGGAGGCTGTCTTTAGGAACCAAGTCCATGCGGGACTTATCAATCGAATCATTGAATCGGTCATCGTACCCACCCATAGGGGTGTAAACCTTCGCATGCACATTCAACGCATTGGAGCGGTTCTCGTCAAGGATTGAGCCCACCATCGTGGTATCAAACTTGAAGTTCGTGCAATCAATTGCAAGCCAGACGTGCAGCCAGTGCAAGTCAAACTTTAGGTTGGCTCCTCGAATGCTTATCTTTGGGCTGGTCATCAGCTGCACGATCTCTGCCATGAACTGCTTGTCCTCTTTCACACGCGCTTGGAGCTCTTCACGGCTATTGAAGTAAATCACATCACCAGTGCCAGCTTTAATACTGGCCTGCATTGTGACAATGTACGCCCCCGGATGCCCCTCACTTGGAAGCCTGTACGGGTCAAAGCCAATAGTCTCTAGGTCAAACCCTAAGTCAACCGGCTTCCCTGTTGCAGCGTACTGGGCATCAACCTGAGCCAGCAGGTCTGTAAAGTAATCCACATATCGGTAAGTGCCCATCTGAGGCTCCAGCGAGCCCGTCTTGGCTAGTCTGACGGCTAAGGCTACGTCTGTCTGCAGGTCTACAAACTTGCCGTAGTCGATTTCGCCAATGCCTGATGAATACGTGAAGATGGCAGGGGCACTGAGACCCTCTACGAGGTGCCCACGGTTTCGCAAGCTGCTGATAGTACGGTTACGCGGAATTGCTTTAAGCGCAGCCAAGTGCGCTAGAGGGCCATTACCCATACATAGAACAGCCCCTAATTCGGGGCGGTCTGGCAAGTGACTGAAGACATTACACACTTCTACGCGTAAGTCAGGGCTAGCATTGAGCACAGGGGCTATCGCGTTCATGACCTTGTGCTTGGGTTCTTTACACCAAATTAAAAGCATCTACATATCTCCACGTTTCTTTTTCTGCACTGTACCGTAAGTACAGCCGAGTGACAGGTTTTAGGAGGGCTGCAATTGCCTCTGCATCGCCCCCTAGGTTGGCGTTCTTGTTCTTCAGCTTTGCGATGGTGGCTCCATCAAACAGAACAGCACGTAGGCGTTGCCCCTTCGCATCGCAGAGAACATACATCCACAGGTTATGCTTTATATGAACTTGAGCTGTTACTAGAGTATCTGTTACGACACAGGACTGCACTCGAACTGTCAAGGGCACAGGCCATGGGCCTATACTCACTCTTCGAGTCGATACTCCATGGAACCCTGCCCCACTAAGGTGCAGCTGTGTCTGGAGCGCGTCCGCTAGTGGGTAGAGAAGTGCATCTTTGTGAGTACTCATACTGCCTCCAAACTAATCAAGCCATTGCTAACAGTCGCTTGCACATCGCCTATCCGTATACCACACCAGACACAGGCCAGCGTCCAGAAGTTGTCTTCCTTCTCCACAACGAAAGCTACGATGGGCTCCTTGGACAGCGCTGGCATGAAGGGCGGGAGTTCTAAGGACTTGCCCAAGGGCGTAGTGTTCAGCTTAGCCATAAGCGTCTTACCTTGTGACCCACTTACCTTGATGCTCTGTATCATAACGCTGCCTCCTTGAGGTTCTTAATCTGCAACTCAAACTCAATACCCAAGTCCATTAGGACTGCCCCTACGATTCGTGATACTGGAACCCCTGCGCACTCCATGTGGATGCTCCAGTGGCCTCCGGTTGCTCCGGTCGCTTTCGAGAACCCAAGAGCCGACAACCGACCAGCCTCGTAGGCATTTGGGGTGCCCTCTGCTCTGATGCTAATGTTTGTGCCATGCACTCGCACGGCTACGTTCAAACGGTCGCTAAGGGCTACGGCACGATAGGTGCTGCCACTTGAAGTACCGGTCACTTCCTGCCCTAGGTGGGACGCTAGTCTCAGCTTCACAGGGCCTGAGGGTGGCAGGTCTGTCACCTTCTTGGCTTTAGCTTTGGGCTTGGGCTTAGCCTTGGGTTCTGCTTCTGCAGGTTCACCAAAATCTAAGTCTAAATCCTTTGGCTGAGTATCGCTGAATCCAGCAAGCGCCTCGTCTAACAGAGCGTCTATCTTGGTGAGAGCTGAGGTTGTCGCAGGCTTGGGGGCGGTGCCCTTCATCAGGGACGTTGTTGAGATTGCTATCTTCGTTGAGAAGTGCTGTCCATCTTTCGCTACTGTTATCGAGTAGAACCCTAAGTCTAACTTGGCTCCAGCGCCTATGAGCGTGTCTAGCTTCGCACCCATCTCGGTGGTCAGCGCCTCTTTAAACTTTTCTATATCCATCTTCATCACCAGTGCCATTTTTGCCTTACTCCATTATTCCCTGATTAACGTATATCATACGTTAACCTCGTTGGTTTGTCAAATAAGATTTGAGCCTACCGAGCCCAGACATCCCGCTTTGACTGGACGGGGGTTATTGAGCGTCCACTGCCGTGTGCCCCTTGAGTACTCTTACTGCTTGAGAAAGGTAAAGACTTCTGGCTTGGTTTCGCTATAGCGACTTTAGGGGCTGTGGGATTTGACTTATACGATGCACCTAAAGCTGCCTTCGACTTAACGGGCCACGTCTTGCTCGGGTCAACCTTCGTGATGTCGTAGTGCTTGTGCAGGAACTCAATCTGGGCTTTGCTCTCGACTGCCTTCTTGCAGTAGTTCTTGCGCACATACTCGATTGAATCCTTCTCGCCCGTCATGTGGGTTACCAGTGCCGCTAGGAACGTGCCTGTTCGGCCATGCCCTCCGATGCAGCCAGCATGTACTTTCTTCCCTGCAATCAATTGCAAAGCTGCCCACTCAATCAAGTCTTTAAAGTCAGAAGCGCTTGCGGGTGCCTGCATGTCAGTAACATGGAAGTACACCTCTACTGTTGAGCTCTCCAGCCATGGCCATGAGCGCTTGCTCACAGACATACTGCTATCGAAGCCAATATAGACATCTGCGTCTTTAATGATGGGGTACGCACAGCTGCCTCCATACACCTCGTAGTCTCCGATCTTCAGAGCCTTATGGTCTTCAAAGCAACGCTTGAACACAGGCTTCTCTCTTGACAGAGGCAGGCTTCCGTAGCTATCCCAGTTATCGTAATTCATGTCGTATCACTCCGTTGTTTATGCTGCTTTAGTCCGCAGGTAGATTTTTGCTGATTTGTTTGGCAGCACTTGGAACTTGCCAGTTACTTCGTAGCCTTCTAGCGTTAACTCTGGCTTCGCAGGCTGCTTGGCTAGCTGTGCTTTCTTCTCGGAACCATACTTGTGCAGGGAGCCGAGGTCTTCAACCTTCTGCCAGTCCACGTAACCGCCAAACGCTGACGGGAACTCCTCGTGGCATTTCTCCAGAGCCTTTCTTAGAGGCAGAGGAACTGAGGCATCAGGGCTTTCAAACATTATGAACTCTGGAATCTGACCACTTCTCTGCACATCTAAAATCTTGTAGATTTCTTGAGTGTACATTTGGTACATCATCCCCTTGTTGAACATGGGGCCGTTGTTGTGCGCCAGCGTATAAGCTGTATCAATCATCACTTCTAAGCTGGTCTTCCCTGTTACGCACTGCTCTAGGGTCTGGGCAATCATGCCCCAAGGCTTCCCACCATAGCCGCCATTAAACCCTCCGTTGAAAAACAGGTAGGTTAGGCTTCTCAGGTAGTTACCCAACTCGCCTTTCGGAGGGTTACTTAGAAACTTGTCCACCGCACCTGAGGAGCTCTTACCCTTTATCGTGTGGTGGAAGTCCACGCAGTAGGAGCCGAACTTGTTAGCCACTTCCGCTAACAGGTCACCCTTCTCCTTTGTGTGCCTGCTCTCTCTGGTTGCTATCAGGGTCATGTAGTGGATTAGGCGATTCCCTTGCTTGGCTAGCTGTTCTTTGTACATCGTTACAATCTCCCCCGCCCATAAGGGCAGGGGCTCGTTGCGCGTGAACTTAGACTTGAGGACTGCTACTAGGTGGTTGCAGGCATAGAAGCACAGCGCTTCTGAGTCAGGAGACACCATTGGGGCGTAGTTTTTAAACACCTTGCAATTGATTGCAAAGTCTTCGGCTGCAGTCTTACTGAGGTCTATCGGACGAAGATGGGGCATTTCATCCAAGCTAGCTAGAGTTACTCTTTTTTCTTCGGAAGTCATGTGGCTTCACTCCATTGTTTTTTTTGCCTTAGCGCTTATTCTATCTTAACCCACTTGGTTTGTCAAATTACCGCTACGCCAAAAGGCCAGCTTTTGCATGAATTTACGCTTCTTGATAACCTTTTTAACTAGCAGTGGAATCTCAAACTCAGTAACAAACTTGTACTGGTCTCGGGTCTCTACTGCATGGGCATAATAGTTCTCACGAACATACTCAACAGGCTTCTCTACCCCAAAGGCTTTGGCTAGTACCGCCATGAACAGCCCTGTCCGGCCTTTCCCCGCCATGCAGCCAACGTACAACGGTGTGCCTGTTAGAATGGCATCAACTGCCACGAGCAGCCCTGCTTCTAAGTCCTTAACGCTGGGCACGCTAAAATCTACGGTCGGGATGCTGATGTCACAGGGCACGTTCACTTCTTTTGCCATCTTTACGAACACATAGGCTGGGTAGTTCTTAGCCTCGAAACTCGGCCCACCAGATATGGTGAAGAAAGTCTTCTTTGTTAACGGTAAGTTCATTTGTCCTAACATTGCTACGCACTCCTTGGAGCTTAATTATATACGACTTGGATTGAGCCAACCCAGCCGCAGTCTCTGCACCCTACGCCTTCACAGCTGGGGCATTCTTCGTTTACGGTTAGGCCTGAACTGCCTTTCCGCTCTTCAATCTTGAGGTCTAGGTACGTCATTGAAACAACTTCATTGCCTTCAACTTGGAACAGCCACTTATGGTATCTGCGGTTGCCTCGCTCATGGCTACAGATTGCTGAGTGGCCTACGAAGTCCTGCACTATGTCGTTAGTCAAGCCTTCGGCCATGGCCACTCTGACAACCTTTTGGCTGAGCTTATACATTGAGCTTTCTCACTCGGTTAATCTTGATTTCTAGAGGGGCTTCAAACGCTAAGCGCGTAGAGCGATTCCCTCTAGCTGGCCGAGACAAGCCACAGCTCACGAACACCTGAGGCAGGATTTCAACCCGCTCCTTGTCGTTGATGTCAACTGCCTTACCCTCAACAATCAGCACCAACTGAGTCGCGCTGTCGATACTCTGTACCTGTACTACCTCTGTTCGGTCGGCCAAGGTAATCTCTACCTTGCTACCCTTTGTAACGCCTAGTGATAATGCCATCTTTACTCTCCTAGTAACTGCTTTGCTGGGCCTGTCAGGTTCCACGTGGAGCCGCCCAATATGCCACGCTTTGATTCTAGCGTCTCAACCAAACCCATTGACCTGAGGATTGTCAGGTAACTTGAGACTGAAGATACGTTGAAGTCGTTCCCCATATCTACAAGTGCTTGAGTTACTTCCGCTGAGTTCGCGCTCTCCATTGCACTCAAACACCCTAACGTCTTGCTTAAGTGGGTGCCAGCCTTCGGTAGTCGCACCTTTCCGCGAGGCGTGTTGTGCTGTATAGAAACTTGCTCCAGCGTTGTGTAGACAACCTTGTGGAACCCGCACCGACACTTCAGCGTCAGGTCTATCTCGCAAGCCTCGTACCACGCCCTGTCTGACCCGCACTTGGGGCAATCCGTCTGTACCATTGGTGTTCCACCGAATCTGCTGTATTCGGGGCATTATAGGCTTCATGCTAGGTACTCTTCAATCAATTGGGTTTCTGACACATAGCCACCTTCGGATATGACTCCTAGCTGTACCAAGGTCACCCCGCTTTGCAGCTTCCACTCCAGCACCTTTGTAGTCGCCTCTGTGCTTTCTCCGGTGAACAACAGGGGGCCTTCTTCATGCAGTACCAGCTGTTCTAGAGTGTTGGCGCTGCCCATACGAGGCAACTTAGTCTGCAGGGGTGTGAGAACCTTCAAGCGCTTCTTCTCTGCTGCCTTCAATCCCTTCTCTAAATAAGCCAGCAACTCCTTGGCGTTGTCTGACTCATTAGGCTTTTTAAAAGGCTGGAAGAAAGCCTTCTCCTCAGGGTTCTCGCTTTCCGTCAGGTCTACTGTCAGCTGAGCATTCCCTGCTAGGCGCTCTTGAATAATCTTTAGCGCTTCTTCTCGTGGGAGGTATGCAAGCTCCGGCATACGTAACAGGTTGGCGCTTGGGTGGCGCGAATACTCGTAGCACTTAGACAGCTCCCAAAGGGCTAACCGCAAGGTCTTGACGTGCGGATTGTCTGCCCCACTTATTACGGGTACTTCGCTTCTCCAGACGTTCCCTGATGCTCCGTCTATGGTGATGATGTCTCCGGCATTGAAGTCGCCCAATGTCTTACCCAACCCTACAACGCAAGGCCTGTCCATCGACCGCGCTACTACTGCCGCGTGGCTTGTGGCTCCTCCAGTCATAGTCAGCACACCCGCTGCTGCAGCCATCCCAGCGATGTCGTCTGGCGTGGTCTCTTGCGTTACTAGGATGCAAGGTTCTTTGCAATTGATTGCAGCGGCAGCCGACTTAACAACAACCCCTTTCACGACACCTGAGCAAGCGGGGATGCCGGTGAAGTCTGGCTCCGTCTTGAACTCTGGGTCAATCACTGACTGCTGGGCTATATCGAACTGTCTAGCGGTGACTCGCTTCAAGGCCTCTGCTTGGGTGAGGGTGCCTTCTTCAACCATCTCCATGGCTATCCGAACCGCTGCTTTAGCTGAGCGCTTGGCATTACGGGTTTGCAGGATGTACAGCTTTCCATCTTGGATGGTGAACTCCACGTCTTGCATGTCCTTTCGGGCTTTCTCCAAGTTTAGAACCGTTTCAATGAGCTCCTCGTAGACTGCTGGTGTCTTGCTCTTCATTTCGTCTAGAGGGTTCGGGGTTCTAATCCCAGCAACTACGTCCTCGCCCTGCGCATTCACAAGGTACTCCCCGAGAACTACGCGTTCACCCGAGTCTGGGTTGCGAGTGAACAGAACTCCAGTGGCTGAGTTGTCATTCAAGTTGCCGAACACCATTGCCTGCAGAACAACTGCTGTGCCCCACTCTTCTGGGATGTTGTTCATCTTACGGTACACCTTGGCTCGGTCATTGTTCCAGCTGTTGAACACCGCTTCGATGGCTCCGAGAATCTGGGCATCGGCATCTGGGAACTCGCTTCCCGTGTGCTCGGTGTACAAGTTTGAGCGAGCCTCTGCGTCTAAGCCTTCAAAGGACTCTCTGGCAATACCGTTAACAACGCTGCCATACATTTCTATCAATCGGCAGGCGCTGTCATACGCACAGTCATATCCTAGCTTTTCTTCCCATAATGGGAATGTGTTGTTATCAAGCCCTACGTTAAGAACTGTGTCCATCATCCCCGGCATTGAAACTCGCGCACCTGAGCGCACAGACAGCAAGGGCATGAACCCGAACTTGCCTACGAAGTACTCCCTTATCTCTGGTAAGTCTTCTCTGATGCGCTCCATAACCCACGATGGGTCTGCTTGGTACGATGAGCACACGCTTGTGGGAAAAATCAAGGCTGGTGGCACAGGCAAGCCATCCGCTGCCATGGTAGACAGGCCGAAGCCCTTACCACCTAGCAGCTCTGGGCCTAGGCCTTCTAGCTTTGGGTCTTCTAGTTTTAGGAACAGGTTAGTCATTCTCTCTCACTCCATTGTTTCTGTATTCTTATCTTCCGATAGTTCTTCTGGTTTGTCAAATGATTTGTCGGTTATTTGCAATTGATTGCAAGGCTTTGTCAGGAGGTCTAAAACACTCCCGCCTAGAATCGAGTGCTTCAAGAACTCCTCTTTACTGATTTCCTTTAGATAGTAGTCCTCTATCTCGTCAACAATAGCGGTATCAATGTAGTCCCGATGGTGCAGCGCTAGGTTGCAGCCACTGAGGATTCTAGTGCCGTCCACTAGCTCCACGTAGTAATGCAGCTCCCACCGGCCTAACCCGCCATTACTCTTATAGAACTTCATGCTTTACTCCTATGGCCGCTTGAGGCCTTTCTGGTTTAGCTCCCGTCTGGACAACCCCTGCCTGTAGCACTTAGAGCAGACCCCGTAGTGCTCGTCTCCTTTGCTGGCGTAGCCACCCCCACAAGGGCACACCAGTTTGTCAGGGTTCGTCCCTGAGGCTGTCGGCCTATTCCGCTTATTCAAGTCTATGACCCTAAGGCTTACTGCGCACACGAGCGCTGATGGCTTGCCCTGAGCTATAACTCTGTCGTGGTTAGCCTTTGTACCAGACTGGAGGTAGCGCTTCGTGGTCGCATCCACAACCCCTACGTGGAGGTCGCAGTCATCTGACATCGCTTTGTCTTTATAGGTGTGCCATGCTCTTCCCATCCCTAGGGCTTCGACTTTTTTCTTCTTGAGATGCACCGAGTAGTTTCTAGGGCCCAACCCCGAGTAGTAAACCGTGCAGGGTGCTCCGCTAAGCTGTATCAGTGAGTCAACTCCAGAGGCATCTCCTACTAGAACTTCGTCAGGCTCATCGGCACCAAGCATGGCTGCTGCTTCTCTGATTAGCTGGTACGCCTCTTGGCTTAAGAAGGTCACTGACTGGTTGCCGCTTATAAACAGCTTCATACGGGCTCGCCTATATCTGCTCTATGGCGAAGGCCTTTGTAACTAGGGAATCGGGGCTTATCAATCATACCGACCTTGAAGAACTGGTAATTGACAATCGCGCCCATCTTACTCTTCCTAGTGTTCCAGATTTCTTGGGCTTCCTTCGCTGAGAACCCTGTGCCTATCTCGAACTCCCACCCATAGTAGATGTCTCGAACCATCAGCGACCCTAGCGTTCCGCTCGGCACCATGTTCTCTTTGTGTGTGCTGCGCTTCGTGTGGCCTCGCTCGTCAGTGACTGCTTGGTTGTTATTGGTCTGTCCTTCTACAAACCCAATAATCTCGGCCTCTGAATCCTCGAAGCGCTTTAGCTTTAGCATCCACTGCTGGTTCAGGGTAGACCGGCCATACTTATACGGGGCTTGTGGAGACCGGATGATTACTCCCTCGTAACCCTTCGCTAGAACTTCTTCTTCAAAGGCTTCTAGCTCTTCGTGGCTGTTGACTAGCCTCTGCTCTAGGAACACAACTGGCAAGCCTTCTAGGCCTTTGAATCGCTCTTCTAAGATGCGCAGGCGCTCGGCATAAGGCAGGTCTTCGTTATGGAGGTCGAATACATAGTAGGCCACATCAGGTCTACCGTCTTTCGTCATCAGGCCGCTTTGCGAGTCATTGAACACTGTTGGTGAGAACGGGTCTCCTACTACCAGCTCCCCATCAAACCCTTCTAAGCGGGGGTCATCAAATACTGCACGGGTGTGTGCGTTTGGGATGTTCTTCAACGTGCGGGTCTTTAACTCGAATCCTCGGACTAGGCAGCGCAGGCCATCTATCTTGGCCGAGACTAAAACTGGGTAGCCTAGCTTAGGCAGGAACTCTTTAAGCGCGGCTTCGGCTAGCATAGGTCTAAATTGCTTGGTCACGGTTATCTTCCTCTTTGCAATTGATTGCAGGGCTATGGATTGCTTTCACTATTTTCTCAGCGAGGCTCTTGAGCTCTACGTAATAGACATTGCAGCCATCGGCTTTAATCACGTACAGCTTTTCGTTGTGTTCTTCGATTTCAAAGGCACTCCACATCGAAACGCCCTCTAGGCTGTGGAGGTGCTTTACCGCAGCAGCAATCGTCTCTCTAGGTGTTGAGCTGTTTCCTATCTCCATCACTCGGACGGTCATCTTTGAAGGGCCTCCACCGCTACTCTCTAGTATGTGGAACTTCTTACCAGAGGGCAGCATCCCTAGATTGAACTCAGCAGGCATGAAGGCGTATCGGGGCTCTTTGAACACCAGCGAGGCGTACTCTCTCAAGAACAAATCGCTCTCTGTGTACGTTACGTGGGTTTCGTTTGAAAGTGGGCTGTTACAGGTTATCTCGTAGGTCTTTACCATTTTCTCACACTCCATTGGGGCGGCTCTTAGGCGCTTTCGGTCATCGTACTATTGCGTAATGCAGAATCCAGACTATCTTCTCAACGTGGTCGAAATCTTTAGAGCTGCAGTGACGGGGCTTGCCATCTACTAGGATTACCCAACCCTCGTCTCTCCACTCTATCTGTAGCTGGCTGTCGCTCTTGATGCAACCTGTCGCTAGGATGTCGCTGGCTGTGCAGTTAATCTCGGACTGGCGAATCTCGTCTGCATTGAACATGCTGTTTGTATTCATCTTCTTCACTCCATTGGACTAAGGGCTTCAAGGATGGTGTTTCCTTGTTGCCCCTATCGTAACTCTCTATGCTGGGTTTGTCAAATAGGAGGGCTCAACCGTTCTGCAATTGATTGCAAACGCTTAGTGCTGTTGCGCTTACGGACTTTGAGCGTTCGGCCTGCGTAGTACACCATCTTCTCAGCATCGTAGACTCCATCCACATCTTGCCCTTCCTTGTAGAGCCCATGCTGTCGAGCAGCGCATGACCGCCAGAGGGCTTTGAACTGATTGCCTTCTGAGAACGTCATGCCCAGCTCTTCAATGATGTCCTCGCACTCACATACATAAGGGTCTGGCAGGTTGGCAGGGTGCGGTACGCGCAACTTGTAGTAGTTTACGCTGCCTCCACTCTTCTCTGCTTTAGCCACCGTCACAACGCTTCTCCACGCTCTAAGAAACTGCGGTACTGTCTCCAGCCCTTGAAGTTCTTGTTCCAGCTGCTGTCTGCCATTGCCTGCGCTTGGTGCTCTGTCGGGCTCATGTGGGGCGGCAACGCTTCTACTAACTGAGAATGAAGGCCTCTATCGTCTTCCAGAGTCGATTTCTTGCGGTCAAAGGTTAGGTAGCTTGTTCGCGCACTCCGCGCCACGCTAACTTTAAGGCGGTCTGGCAGTTCCAAACCTGAAGCATCTAGCCGAGCAAAAGGCGTGTGCCACTCTCCCACTTGCAGCTTTGCTGGTCTACTCCGCTCCAAGACTAAGCGCATGGCTTTGGCAAGTTCTGCAATCTCAGGCTGAGCATCTGGGTGCTCTCGTAGGTCTAGGAAGTTCTGCCACTCTGTACTGGTCACAACCACATTTATGTACTGCCATGGCTCTAAGATTCGGTTTACTACCTGCTTATGCAAACCGGCCTTCATCATCAAGTAGGCAACTCCACACATTAGTCGGTTAGCTACTTTGAACCAAAGGAACTTGACTAGCTTTTTCTTAAACCCTGTGAGCTCTTTTCGAGCCTGCATCCCCGCTTGGTTGGCTCCCCAATGAATCGGGCCTGCTGGGTCTGACCACACTTGCTTAAGCATCGTCTTAACTGGGATTGCACGGCTGCTACTCGCGTTACGACTAAATACGCGGTGGGTCATAAACTCGCCATGAATCGCTCGCCAGTATCGCAGCTGCAGGGTTGCTATTTGGTCACCCGAGGGGTTTACGCTGTGTGCCAGCATCTTTACGCTACAGGCCATTCTCTTCTCCTAAAAGTTTCTCATGTCGTCTTTCGACTTCTGCTTCAAGCATTCGGTACATGGCCTCAGTTAAGAAGTCCTTTGCCACCGCTCTAAAGGTTGCATGGTATCTCTTTGCCTCCAGTGCCGAAAGCTCCTTGTTCAACATCTTCCTAGCTCGCTTGAGCTTTGCTAACTCCCGCTCAATCTTTAGGGCAGGCCAGTTGGCAGGTAACTCCTTCCCTTGGCTACGCGAATACAAAAGGTCTGTGAGGAACTTGGCTCTTGACTCTCTGGACTCCAGCTTCTTAATCAGCTCTTCTTCACTTGGGGTTGCCGAGGGCTCGGGCTTAATCTCTTCCGGCTTTGCTTCTGGTACTTCGGGCACAGGCATGTTCACCCAGTCTGAGTTCCCTTCAAGCTCAGGCATGTTCTGCCCTCTATCTTGATTGCAGGGGTAGCAAGCCAGCGTCCAGTTGTTCGCTTGGTCTAGGCCTCCCCGTGTCAGGGGGATGATGTGCTCTAGCGTTGATGTTTCGATGGTCAGCGCTGTGGGGCACCAGTGGCAGGTCTTCACACCCTTCTTCTCGATTAGCCACTGTCGTCTTTGTCGGCTGGCTCTCCCCTTACGAGCGTCTCTCGCTTGGGCAGGTACTATTGGTGGTGGAGTGCTTGCCATCAAGATTGCTTCCATCGGACTGACGTGGTGCTTACCCGTCCGAGTAC